TTGGACAAAACAAAAGTGGAGAACTAAGAGTGGCAAACCTAGTACACAAGGGTCAAAAGCTACCGGTGAACGTTATCTACCTGAAGCGGCGATTAAGGCTCTTAGTTCCAGTGAATACGCCGCCACTTCGGCTGCTAAACGCAAAGCAACTAGAGGAAATAGACAAATATCTAAACAGCCCAAAAAGATTGCTAGAAAAACGGCGAGATTTAGATGAGAAAAGACAAATTGTACTTAAACTTGGCGAAGCCGCTGCTGAAGCTAGGAAACTATCTCTTCAACAAGCACGTGAAAGCTCTAAGAGAAAAACAAGAAAAAGAAGGAACTAGGAGACTATAATGGATAACATGATATTAGATGCGTGGAATGAACTTAGTTACGTAGAAGGTGTTTTATTTACAGTGTGGTTATTTGTTCTGTATTATGGTAAGTGTTGGATAGATGCAAAGTTTAATAAAGAAACTTGTAATTGTATAAGATGAGTGTAGAGACGTTTTTAAAATGGAAGATACTTCCTAGATTTATGATGTTAGCTAGTACAGTAATGTCATGGAGATGTGCTGAATGGTTTATGGATTTAGATACACCGACTGCGGCACAGTCAGCTTTTGTATCAGTAGTTATGGGTGTGATGACAGGTGTCTTTGGCATTTGGATGGGTCACGAACATAAAGGAGACAACGATGTTAACAGCATTAATAGGACCAATCGCAAACCTCGCTAGTTCTTGGATGAGCAGTAAGGTTGAGAAGGTCAAAGCAGATGGTCAGGCTAAAGTAGCACAGGCTAAAGCTAAAGCAGTTGTAGCTGAGAAAGTTGCAGCAGGTGAAGTCGCATGGGAAAAGTCTATGGCAGACTCAACAGATAATTCGTGGAAAGACGAATTTGCCTTGACAGTTTTACTTTTACCTGCTATACTAGTATTTATACCTAGCATGACAGAATATGTGAGAACAGGCTTTGAGGTATTGAATACACTACCTGAGTGGTATCAGTATCTTTTGTTTATAGCAATCAGTGCATCCTTCGGTATTAAAGGTGCAGGTCAAGCTATGAAAATTATGGGGAAGAAATGAACTTAATAAAACTACAAGATGAATTAGCAGAAGATGAAGGCATAAAATTTGAAATATATAGATGTTCACTTGGGCATTTAACAGGGGGTATAGGTCACCTTATTACTGAATGGGATGAAGAGTTCTACGATAAGCCTATAGGAACTAAAATACCACATGACCAAGTAAATGATTGGTTTGAGAGAGACATTAAAACAACTATAAACGATTGTAACTTATTGTTCTCTCAATTTGATAATCTACCTGAAGATATACAACATGTATTAGCTAATATGTGTTTTCAATTAGGTAGACCTAGACTATCTAAGTTTAAGAACATGATTGCTGCCGTAGAAGACTTAGATTGGGAAAGAATGGCAGATGAGATGGAAGACAGTAATTGGTACAAACAAACTCCTAACAGAGCCGATAGATTAATTACTCGTGTTGACAGACAATTTGCAAGAGAAAGTATTGCATAGTGAGTGATTTAAAGTTTAAAAAAATTGGAGCCGGTATTGCAATTAAAGATAAAGATGGTAAAGGCTTTGGCTCAATAAAAAATAAACCTTCTGCTGATAAACTAGGAAATAAAGTTGAAATAAGAACTAATAAACCTATCCCACTATCTATTACAAAACAAATGCAAAATGAAAGAATAAAAAAAGGTTTACTAACAGAAGGACAAATAAAATTAGCAAAGAAAAATGAAAAAAATCCAGTACATAAACTTTCGGTAAAAAACATGACTGAAGCAAAAAAACTTGTAGCCAAGATATTAAAAGTGGGTGGTGGTAGCAGGAATGGTCCTATAACTCAAATACAAGAAAAATTATTAATTAGAAAGAAGAAACTAAAATGAGTAGAGAACTAACTGAAAGACAACAAAAGTTTCTAGCTGTTTTATTTGATGAAGCAGGTGGAGATGTAGTAGCAGCTAAGAAGTTGGCAGGTTATGCTGAAACATCTAGCACAACAGAGATAGTGAAATCCATGAAGGATGAGATACTAGAAGCTACGCAGTTGTTTATGAGTAGGAACGCACCTAAAGCTGCAATGGCTATGGTGGGTGGTCTATATGACCCTACTGAGTTAGGTATTAGAGACAAGATGTCTGCAGCAAAAGAACTATTAGATAGGACAGGCTTAGTGAAGACTGAGAAGATGCAAGTAGAAAGCACTGGTGGTGTTATGCTATTACCTGCAAAGAATGATGGATAGAAGTGTAGGCAAGTGGAAGTTACCACAACCAACAGACTTAAAAGATGAAGAACAAAAAGAATGGGTACAGATACCTCGCATAGCTAGGACTATTCCATTTGGATATAAGATAAACGAACAAGACCCTGACTTACTTGACCCAATACCATACGAGTTAGAAGCCATAGAGATGGCTAGAAAGTATGTAAAGCAGTATTCCTATCGTGAAGTAGCTAATTGGATGACTACTAAAACGAATAGAGTTATATCTCACGTGGGTTTAAGAAAAAGGTTAATGCATGAAAGACAACGTAAGAACACGGCTAGAACTCTCAGAAAGTGGTCTGAGTACGCCGAAAAGGCGATACAAAAAGCGAAAGCCATTGAAGAAGCAAGAACAGGTGCAAGAGCCTAAGATACAAGAAGTATCAGACGTAGAAGCCGTACCTGTAGAAGAACAAAATATTATCTTCAAGCCTAACGTAGGACCTCAGACAGAGTTTCTTGCAGCAGGTGAAAGAGAAGTATTATATGGTGGTTCAGCAGGTGGTGGAAAGAGTTATGCCATGCTTGCAGACCCTTTACGTTACATGGGTCATCCATCATTTAGTGGGTTGCTACTGCGACACACAACAGAAGAACTTAGAGAACTAATATTTAAATCTAAGGAAATGTATCCTCAAATATGGAAGGGTATTAAGTGGTCAGAAAGAAAGATGCAATGGGAAGCACCCTCTGGTGCAAGGTTATGGATGTCATACCTAGACAGAGATGATGATGTACTTCGTTATCAAGGTTTGGCATTTAGTTGGATAGGGTTTGACGAATTAACCCAGTGGTCTACTCCGTACGCTTGGAACTACATGCGTTCACGTTTGCGTTCTACTGCACATGATTTACCTGTGTATATGAGAGCAACAACTAACCCCGGAGGTCCGGGACATCAGTGGGTCAAGAAAATGTTCATTGACCCTGCACCGTACGGAAGACAATTTAATGCCACAGATATTGAGTCAGGGAATGTTCTTTCCTATCCAAAAGGACACAGTAAAGCAGGACAAGCTCTATTCAAACGTAGATTTATCCCTGCAAGATTATCAGACAACCCATACTTGTCTGAGCAAGGTGACTATGAAGCAATGCTTCTTTCCTTACCTGAACACCAACGTAAGCAGTTGCTTGATGGTGATTGGGATATTAAAGAAGGTGCTGCTTTTACTGAGTTTGATAGGAATATTCACGTTGTTGAGCCTTTTTCAATTCCAAGAAATTGGGTTAAATTTCGTGCATGTGATTATGGTTATGGCTCTTATAGTGGTGTGTTGTGGTTTGCTGTTTCTCCAGACGAGCAGATTATTGTATATAGAGAGTTGTATTGTAGCAAAGTACTTGCCACAGATTTGGCAGATATGATATTGGATGCTGAAGCTGATGATGGAAATATTAAGTATGGGGTTTTGGACAGTTCTCTTTGGCATAAACGTGGGGATACTGGTCCTTCTTTGGCTGAACAGATGATTATGAAGGGTTGCAGATTTAGACCTTCAGACAGAAGTAAAGGTAGTCGTGTATCAGGGAAGAATGAAATACACAGACGTTTACAAGTAGACGAGTTTACAGAAGAACCACGATTAGTTTTCTTTAATACTTGTACACACATGGTATCACAATTACCTGCATTACCATTGGATAAGAAGAATCCTGAAGATGTAGACACAAGAGCAGAAGACCACTTGTATGATGCATTAAGATATGGTATAATGTCAAGACCAAGGTTTAGTATATTTGACTATGACCCAATGGGCAGACCTAGTAACAGTATGCCAATGGCAGACTCTACATTTGGATATTAAGGATATAACATGGCAGAAAAAGATGAAGTAACACTAGATGATGATTCCATTGCACTAGAAGATGTAGAGGAAACAGCAGTAGGCGATATAAATGTGAGTGGTATTATACCATTTATTATGGGTAGATACCAAAGAGCCGAAGATTATCGTAGTAATGATGAAGAACGATGGTTAAGGTCTTATAGAAACTATAGGGGGTTATACGGAAGTGATGTTCAATTTACTGAAGCAGAAAAGTCAAGAGTATTTATTAAAGTTACCAAGACAAAAACTCTCGCAGCTTATGGACAAATTGTTGATGTGCTATTTGCAGGGAACAAGTTTCCTATTAGCGTTGAGCCGACAGTGTTACCTGAAGGTGTCGCAGGGGATGTCAGCTTTGACCCAAAAATGCCTGAACAGCTTAAGGGTGAAACTTCGTTGTCTTCGCCTTATGGGTTTAAGGGTGACGGCATGGATTTACCGAAGGGTGCTACTGAAAAAACATTGGCAGACAGGCTGGGTCCTTTACAAGACAAGCTGGGAGAAATTGAAGGCTTGGAAGAAGGGGTAGGTAAAACACCTACTGCTGTTACATTTAGTCCTGCTATGGTAGCTGCTAAGTCTATGGAAAAACAAATCATGGACCAACTACAGGAGTCAGGTGCAAGTAAGCAATTAAGAAGTACAGCATTTGAGATGGCATTATTCGGAACAGGAGTAATGAAAGGTCCTTTTGCTGTTGATAAAGAATATCCTAATTGGGATGAAGAAGGTAACTATAGTCCTGTATTTAAGACTGTACCATCTACATCGCATGTATCAGTATGGAACTTTTTTCCTGACCCTGATGCTTCCAATATGGATGAAGCACAATATGTAATTGAACGACATAAGATGTCAAGAACACAATTACGTGGTTTAAAGAAGAGACCATACTTTCGTGCAAACGTGATTGACGAAGTAGTTGCATCAGGTGAGTCTTACGATAAGAAGTATTGGGAAGATGATTTATCTGACTATGCGGCAGACCACGGAATAGATAGATTTGAAGTATTAGAATATTGGGGAATGTGTGACGTTGATATGCTTGAGGAAAACGGTGTAGATATACCTAAAGACCTTAAGGAGTTTGATGAACTACAAGCTAATATATGGATTAGTAATGGTAAGTTAATAAGAATGGTTCTTAATCCTTTCAAACCTGCCACTATACCTTACATGGCAGCTCCATACGAGTTGAATCCATATTCTTTCTTTGGTGTAGGTCTAGCTGAAAATATGGATGATACACAGACACTTATGAATGGCTTTATGAGAATGTCTGTAGACAATGCTGTGTTATCAGGTAACTTACTTATAGAGGTAGATGAAACCAACCTAGTTCCGGGGCAGGACTTATCTGTATATCCGGGCAAGGTATTCAGGAGACAAGGTGGTGCTCCGGGTCAGGCTATCTTCGGTACTAAGTTTCCTAACGTATCAAATGAGAACTTACAACTGTTTGATAAGGCTAGACAACTTGCAGATGAAAGCACAGGCTTTCCATCATTCGCACACGGACAGACAGGTGTACAAGGTGTAGGTAGAACTGCATCAGGTATATCCATGCTTATGAACGCAGCGGCAGGTAGTATTAAGACTGTCATCAAGAATGTAGACGATTATTTACTCAAGCCATTAGGCGAGGGCATGTTTCGTTTTAATATGCAGTTTAACTTTGACAAAGATATTAAAGGTGACTTAGAAGTACAGGCTAGAGGTACAGAAAGTCTTATGGCTAACGAAGTACGTAGTCAGAGACTAATGTCCTTCCTACAAGTAGCATCTAATCCTGCATTAGCTCCGTTTGCTAAGTTCCCATACATTATTAGAGAGATAGCTAAGTCTATGGAACTAGACCCTGAAAAGGTAACTAATAACATGGATGAAGCAGCAGTACAAGCAGAGATATTAAAAGGTATGCAGGGTGAACAACCACAACAAGAACAACCTCCACAAGCAGGTCAACCACCTGTAGGTGCTAACCCATTAGACCCCACAGGAGCAGGTGGTGGTAATATAGGTACAGGACAAGCTCCTATACCAAATGAACAAGGATTTTCAGGAAATGATGGACAAGCAGGTGCTGCAGCAAATCAAGCCGCTAGTGAACAACCTCAAGCTAATGAACAGCTTCAATGATTACATTGATGAATTAGTGAAGCAACAACATAAGATACTAGAACAGTCTAGTGATACAACTACTCTACATAGGTCTCAAGGAGCAATAGCTACTTTGAATAAATTAAAACACTTAAGGGATGAAGTAAATGGCATTAAGTAAACAAATGGAAATGTTTGAAGATGGTGGTCTCAAAGATGAAGGTGGTATGACTGATGAAGTATCAGGAAACGATGTACCATCAGGCTCTACACGAGAAGAAGTGAGAGATGACATACCTGCACAGCTAAGTGAAGGAGAGTTTGTATTTCCTGCTGACGTAGTGAGATTCATAGGTCTTGAGAAGTTAATGCAATTACGACAAGAAGCTAAACAAGGACTGAAGCAAATGGAAGCTATGGGTCAGATGGGTAATTCAGATGAAGCCACCATGCCAGATGATTTACCTTTTGATGAAACAGACCTTGACATGGAAGACGAATTAGAGTATAATAGAGGTGGAGTAGTTGAAGCAGCTAATGGTACTTATGTAGCACCTACTGTACCTACAGGCAGTCAACCACTAGGAACAAATCCAATGGGCAATCCTATGGGAGTACCACAACAAGTAGCAGATGGAGTATCAGGCAGTACGCAGGGAACACCTTATGTGCCTAATGTAGGTAAAATGTATGGAGCAGGAGCAACACCATATGCACCTGTAAGCTACAATCAATTATTAGGACCTAGTGCAGGTGGAGCACCTACGACAGAAACCGTTAGATACTTTAATGCAGCAACAGGTCAGACACGTATGATACCACATCTAGTAAACGCAGATGGCTCAAGAGGTGCAACATTATATCCTGTACCTGAAGGTTTTGTCATACAAGAAGAAGCACCTAAAGAAGAAGCTAAGAAGACACAAGTGCAATCAGCTAAAGTAGCACCTGTAGAATCAGGAGATGGTGGCGATGGTGGTGCAGGTGGTGGTGCAGTAGACCTTGCAGGAGACCCTTTAAGTTATAGCAGTGTGTTTAGCATGGATGCTTTAGATAAACAAATGGCTAAAATAGGTGCAATGCAACTTAGTACCCTTGGTAAAGCAGGAGTATTTCAAGGAATTAGTAGTGCCGCAACAGGAAATCCTGAACGAAATCAAATGAAATTAGGTGCTCTTACACCTCTTTTCACATCTCTTAAAACTCAACTAGGAATTAAAGGTCAGGATTTAGGCAAATTAAAAGGTAAAACACCTGAAGAAATTGCAAAAATTAGAGGAGTAGTTGCTGCTGATATTGAAAGAGTAACTGCTGCTGTAGACAGATTAACTACTAATATAACATTTTCTAAAGATAAAAACGGAAATACAATTAGCACAGAATCTAATAAAAGCACAAAAGATACTATAGCTGACGTTAACGCTATGGCAAAACAATATGGATTAGATGAGATTAGTACAAAAACTAATGTTAATCTAGGTTCTAAAATAGGTCAAAAGATAGCTGAAATAAATCAAGCTATTAAAGAGCAACCTACCTATAGTGAAGACCCAAGCGACACCATAGAAAGCAGAGACCCAACAGCAGGTGATGTTTATAGTGATGAAACTCAAACAACAACTGCTGCAGAACAAGCTGCGAATCAAGCCGCTGCAAAATCTTTTATAGATAGTGGAAATGATTCTGATAACAACCAATCAAGTAGCACTAGTGGTGGTGGCTACAGTGATTCTGATTTTAGTGGTTTTTACAATCAAGGTGGACTAGCAGGTA